AGGAGCGGGTCATTACGTATTGAGCGCCCGCACTACCCGCATTGGTGACGACATACACGCCATTGCCAACCGGGTTAGAGCAGTCCTGAATCAGCACGCGGATCGTGGCCGAGGCTACTGTGCCGTCGATGACCAGCGTACCGTTCGCGATCGCGGTCAGCGTGGCGCTAACGCCGACTCCTGCGCCACCCGGCTGATTGTACGTATCGGTACGCGACGATCCCGGTGAAGTGGACAGGACCACCGCTTCGTGGTAGTGAAGACCCGTGCTAGCGATGTTATCGACGTATTGCTTGTTCGCAGCATCGGTGCCGGTATTTGGCGTATCAACATTACCAATAACGCCGGATGCATTGACTGTTATGACCGAGTTCTTCAGCAGCTTGCCGGTACCGCCGTCAAACAGCGAGATAGTGCCGCTCGTCGCTCCGGCTGGACCCACAACGTCGCCGGTGGCTGCGATGGTGATCGACCCGGTGCTGTTGGTGATCGTTACGTTCGATCCCGCAGTCAGAACCGATTTCGTATAATCGGTACCATTACCAATCAGCAGTTGACCATTGGTAGGCGTCCCACCCAGCCCCGTACCGCCCGCGCTGATCGCCAGCGTACCGCCAAGCGTTAACGTGCCCGCAGCCGTAATCGGGCCACCAGACACCGTTAACCCCGTCGTGCCCCCCGAGCCACCAACACTCGTGACCGTACCGGCACCAGTGATCGTGAGCCACGTCGGGGCTCCGGTGCCATTCGACGAAAGCACCTGCCCCGGAGTACCTACTCCCGTCAGATAAAGACCGTCCGCGCCACTCCAAACGACCGCGCCCTCATCGGGGACGATACTCCTGGCCGTGCCGCCGCTACTAAGACCAAGAAGCCCATCGACTTGATCGTCGTCCGCGAGATCAATCGCCGGGTGTTTGTGGTCTGCCCGCGAAATGTCGTTACTTACACCGGAAGAGCCGGTGGTGTCGACTGATTCCGGAGTAGCGTTCGACAGATTAGCGTTGAGTGTTACGTTGCCGGTGAGCTGACCGCCACCGTTGAGACCGACACCAGCGATCACTTGCCGTGTGGTCGGCACAAACCCCGTGATACTGAACGGGGAGGTCGTCGCGGCAGTCACGCGGCCCGTGGCGTCGACAGTCAATACCGGTATATCGGTAGCACCACCATAGACGCCCGGAGTGACTCCCGTTGCGGCGAGCTGGGTGGTCCCGATACCGCCCGCCGCCACCGAGATCGTCACATTGCTCGAGAGCGCACCGCCGCCGGTCAATCCTGTACCCGCGTTAACCTGCCGGGTCAACGGCACGCCGGTTACGCTGACAATCTGATCAGCTGTGACTTGGTACGACACACCGTCCCGCACATACATCAAAATACCCGTGACCGAGGGCGACGGGTCAACCGGCAGTTGGGTGATGCGGAAGGGTATTAGGTTAGAAGGTACAGTCATCTGTTGTCACCCGATTACGATGTAGCCTTCGCCGTCTTCTGTGGTGATGAACTGATCATTATTTTGAGTAATCACACCCGCAGGATTAGTGTTGACCGGTAAATCCGGTCGGACGAACGGCAGGACAATTTGATCAGGCGGGCGGGGTGCGAGCCGGTACGGGTCGTATTGGTCGGTGTCAGCCTCGCACACCATCAAATTCGGATAATTCGGATCTTGCTGTAACTCGCCGAGCGGGAACTTACGCGAACACCTCGCGCATATTGCGATGCCAAGTGTACTCTGCCCACGTGTGTCGAGATAGAGTGGCATTACTTAGTATACGGGGCAATATAAGGTTGAATATACGTCGACGAACCGTCGTTGTCGCCGTCCCAAGCTGCCTGTTGAGCAATTTGCGCCATCTGCTGGAGCATCGGCATTAGTCCTGCGTCCACTGCCGGAGTTTCCATCGCCATCTTCGCCGCTAGACGGGCCGTTATTGCTTCAAGCCAGCGCTGCGGCACTTCGATCTCTTGTGTGAGCTTACCTACATCCATGATGTGACGGTGACGCCACACGACGAGCTGCGCAGTCTCCGCGGTCTCATTTGGCGCGGGCCACAGGTACATCTCCGGGCGCACTCGATCGCGCTTCAACCAATACGTCGTCGGTCGACCAGCGAATATTTTATTACTCTGGTTTACATAGGTGTCGCGATTGAGCACACCAAACGGAATCTCGGTCGGCGTGTTGGCGAGGTAAATGTCGTCGTACGCGATCGTCGAGGTCGACGTAATTCGGAAGAAAAAGTAAGCGAGCGGCTGCGCGATATCGAACCAATTCTTGGTTCCGGCGGTCGCGGTGACTGTTTCAGTACCAACCGTAGTCCAGGTCACATTATCGTTCGACACTTGGAACACAAGCGGGATCGCGGTCACTGTCGCCGACCATTTGATGCCAATCGTAGCAACTTGCGTTTCGCTGCTGAATTGCATCTTGTATTCATTGGCAGACGACGTTACCGCGCCGCTAACTTGCAGTGTGGTGCGGTAGTTCGCGTTGAGTACTTCAACCGTACCGACGTCGAGCGTCACAATTGGCTGATTAAGATAAAACGGATATAGCTGCTTCTCGATGCACCAAGACGGGGTCTTGTAGTTACCGAGGTCAGAAAGTATCAGGTACAGCGCGTCCTTCGCATATTGCTGCATCTCGGACGTAATTGCCTGAACAGGCAAACGACAACGCCTAACCGCAGTATCGATTACTCGCTGCGTATTAAACGTCGTCGTACTAATTGTGTCCGATACGGCCATACTCGTTCCTGTGACGTATGGCCGCTGTTTCAGCGAACCCTAGCCAATTATACCCGGTTATGGACTCAACCGCAAGCTCTCCCACCCATCGCTTTCTTGGGAATTTTAGCACCGGCTTTGCGAGCCTCAGAGAGCGCAATAACCTTAGCTTGCTTCGGGTTCGTGACGAGTGGTCCCTGCTTGCTGCCCGAGTGTAGCTCGCCGCGCTTGAACTCACCCATTACCTTGCCGACTTTGGCTTGGCCTTTGCTGACCTTACCACCCTTGGCGAAAGTCGCGACACCACCAACGGGCATACGCGGATTGCGAATCATAGCGGGTTCAACCATCGGAGCTCTCGGCGCTACCGGCATCGCACGACGCGGCGCGGGCATAGCGCGACGCGGACCAGCGATGTAGCGGTCCATGATGTCGCGAGCCATCTCACGACGATCAGCTCGCATTGAGCGGCGATCCTGAGGAGCCATACGAGCGGCTGCGGCGAGCGGAGAAGGCGGCATTCCGCTGTCAGCAGCAACCCGGCGCTTTAAATTAGCCAAGCCCGGATCGTAACTCTGCGGTTTCATTATCATCGGATCTCGTTTTGTACCCCCTATGCTCCCTAGGGTAGGAGGCATCGGTCGCTTCATCCTTTCGAAATCTTCTCTAGTCATGACCATGTCGTCAACTTCGATCATGTCCAAAGCTCTTGGCGCTGGGCCGACATAATTAGGCTCTTCCGGCAGCGGTGTCAGATCGCCAGTCGGCATAATCGACTCACGCTCGCGGATAGCGCCACCGTCCGCTTTCTTCATCATCTTCGCTTTCAAGAAAGACGGCATCTTTTTCTTGACCGCGCCGCCCTTAGCATACTGCGGCACCTTTGCGCCTTTTTTGCCTTCCATATGCGGCTTGTCGTAGGCCGCGAGTTTCTTGGTCTCGGGCGCGAGACCGCCGAGCCCTTGGCTACGTTTCTCGACCATCGCAGGCGCGATCGACGGCGCTTTGGTCGGATTGCTTTTCTTCACGGCACCACCGCGCATGTAGGCGCGAACGGGTGTTTTACCAGAAGAGCCGCTGAATCCGAAGCCGGAGTCGAATCCAAAGTCTTTTACGTATTTGACGGCCATGTTCTTACCTCAAGAGAGAAAACGTAGTTTGTACAATGTAGAATAGTACAGACCGACGATTTCATCAATAACATTGTGAATTGCGGTCTCCGTCCTCGGACAGATATCAGTCCTGTGCTCCGTAATCCAGTTCACATGACTTTCTAGCACGTCGGCGATTTCGCCTTTTGAAGTGTTATCAAGCAACGGAATCTCGAGGAGAGCGTTGTATTTACCTTGATACGCTTCTGCAAAACTATCGGCATGCTCAACGATCGACTCGTAGAATTTGCCCAACGCTTTGTGCGCGGCATAGCTACGGGTCTTTAAATGCTCACGGTGAGCAACATCGCGGGACATGAAAAGAAGTCCCATGAACTCACCGGCTGTGTCGTGCTTAGCCATCAGCAATCCCACTTGCGAAGTGATTTGTTGATGCGGCTGTTCGGATCTTTTGCCGTCGCAGCACTCGTCATTTTGGCCTTCTGGCCCTTCATGCGAGCACAGAACGACTTGCGGCGACCCGCGGCCTTCGGGCTGCGAGCAGCCTCTTTCGCCGATACCGGACGCTTAATGTCCTGGCCCTGTGCACGGAGCGATGCGCGACCACGCTCATTCAAGCCGCCTTCGGGATTCTGGCCCTCTTTACGAGTCCAGGCCCCGCCGCCCTCGTTGAACTTGTACCAGCCCGACCAATCGTCCTTCATCACGCGATCCTATCTGCAGTGAAGATGACAGACGGGATCGCCGGAACATTAGGAGGACCGGCAGACGCGGCGGTATAATCGATCGACGTAGTAGTATTATCGGTAGCCCAATAAAGAGTCAAATACTGACCCGCTGTGACTTCTTCTTGGAACGTAAGTTCGAAGACCGTAACGCCACCATCAGCCGCCTTAGGAACACTTATCGTCGACGCAGTATTGGCGACGTTCGTGCCGTTCTTTTGATACCAAACCGTAACCGTATGGTTAGAAGTGTCGGTATTCTTTAGCTGGAAATTCATCGCACACGAATATACACCAGCCGCCGCCATGGTGATATTGGTGCTTGATGCGACCGTGATTCCGGTGTTCCAGGATGACGCGGTGTCAAAGGAGACCGCATACGCAACGTTCGCGGAAACCGCGGTCTGATCTCTTGTCGATATGACCTGCGCGTACGATCGACCAGTAATCGTGTTGAACGGTACCGCACCGGCCGTAATCGTGATGGAATCGAATTCACCGACCGCATTGCTGATCGTGACCGACCCTAGCACACCGCCGGTGATGTTGAGCGAGTTACCGATAAACGTCTTGATCTGATCAGCAGTTAGCTTCACCGATGCCGATGACTGCACCGATTCGAATAACTCGGTACCACCAAGCGCAGTACCGGCCGAGAGATCGGTGATTTTGACGTTGGCCATATCTTACTGCGTCGACTGCTGCACAACGGTGAGACGGACCGAACCGTCACCCGAGTTCACTTTCAAGCGAACCGCTCGCATAAGGGTCGTGGTGAACTGCGTCTCGTTGCCGGTCGCCGCCGTGAGGCTAGCCGCGGGATGCGGAACCGCCAACTGCGTGATCGAACGATCGAACGGATCTTCGTTCGTGTACTCGACCGAATAATTAACCGTGCCGCTCGCCTTCGCCGAGATCGTCGTGACTTGGTTCGGAACGTAAATATCAAGCGGAATCCAGTCGGTGTAGCCGATAGCCGCATTACCGATCGAAATTGTGGCGCTGGTCGGCGCAGAAGCCGTCACACCAGTCACCGTCGCAAACGCGATGGAACCCGTCACCGTACCCGACGCCGTGAAAGCGATCGTCTCGGTCTGCGTCGTCGTACCACCGGCCTTAGTGCCGGTCACGATGAAGCTCACCGTCGCCGACTTCTCGTTGGTGATCGTGATGTACGCAGGGCTTGAGGTGAAATTAGCGACACCACTCACAACGGCCGAGCCATTGAGGGTGATCGCACCTGAAGCATTTAAAAGCTGAGCGGCCGCAACGCTATCTGCATCTGCAGCTGCTTGAGAATAAGTAAACGAAATCGGACGCATGCGGGTCTCCTAAAAAGGCAGGGGGCCGAAGCCCCCGCCCATTAACGCTGCTTAGCGGCGTAAATGTAGTCTACCGTGATCGTCTTAGCGGCAGCTGCGCCATTCTGGATGGCGAAGGAAACCGTAAGATCGGTGTCCGGCAGATACGAGGACGACGCACTCATCGAACCGGTAACCGTGCCGTTCACGGAGTACGCGAGCGTACCCTGACCGTCATAGTACCAGCCCAGCGTCACGAACGTATCATCAGCCATCGTAGCAACAGCGGAAGCCACATTCGAACCCGTCGTCGCATTCTTGCGGCAAACGAGATTCGCTGAGGTGCTGCCATCGGCCTTGATGAAGTAGATACCGTCCGTCACATCAAGCGGCGTAGCGTCCGTCACCTGCAGACCAATCACGACATCCGAATCGGTGGCGTCACTGACTTTGAACCGGGTCTTGAAGAAGGCCTTCTTGCCCGACTCCATCAGGAAGGATTCACCCACCTTCTGGAGAGCGCAGAGGCTGTCATCTTGATCCGAGTTCGTCACCAGAAGGAGACCACCATCGCCATCAGTCAGAGCCTGAGTAGCGGTCGATGAAGTCTCAGTGACAGTCCAATCACCGGCAGCATACGTATCAAAGTCATTGAAGTACGTATGAAACTGGGTCGGATCCGGCATCGCGAGATCACAAAAAAGATCGTTCTCAGCAACGTTCGTCACGCCGTTGGGAAAACGAGTCACAAGCAAATTTGCCATGGTAGTCTCCTTGGAAGTGATAACAATAGAGAGCGGGGCCGTTGCCAGCCCCGCCTTCTAATCGATATCAGACTCCCGCCGTGCCGTAGATGGTACGGGGATCGGTCCAACCGAAGGCATAACGCTCGGTGGCCTTGTAGCGCATGGAGTCGGTTTCGAAGTCACCTTCCATGCTCTTCTCAAGACCGCGACGCATCATGAGCTTGAGGCCTTCCGGCGCGTCCGTCTTAATCCACCAAGCGGTGGTCGACGTGATACGCGAGAGGTTAGCCTGACCATCACTCAGCAAGCCCATCGACTTGACCGGGTTGATGTCGTTGTTGGCCGCGCCAGTACGGAGAACGCTCTTGAGGAGCACTTCCGCTTGGAACACATTGCTCGGACCAGCAACAATCGCTTTCGGCGTCAGACGGATGCGCTTGCCGTTGTTGTCAACAGCATTGCGGATCTGAATGAGCAACTGCTCGAGCGACGTCTGCGAGAGGTTCGCAGCAGTCGACAGCTGGTTGCTGAACGTACCGTTAACGATCGGATGATCCGTCGCCACGAGCGACTTGCCGTCACCACCGGGGAACGCGGCATTGAACGCACGGTTGAGGATGTTCGCACCGAGCGTCTCCTTCGTCTCGATGAGCGACTGCGCCAAATGCTTGGCGTAGGTCTGACCGATACGAATGTGGTCGCCGTCTTCCACGAGGACCTTGGTCAACGCGAAGGCGAGACCGTAGACCTTGTAGAGGTAACGCTGCAAGAAGAGGACGCCACCCGACTGATAGGTGACAGCCATGCCGTCCGGAAGCTCCGGAGCAGCACCG